CGTTCATAGATGGTGATAAAACAGAAAACGTAGTGTTGTCTCCTGGTGATGTTAAAGAAATACATCCTGGTTTGGTTCATCAAATGGAAGCAATCGAAGATACTGTTATGTTTGAGTTTTCAACGCAACATTTTGATGAAGACAGTTATAGATTACAAAAAGGTGACTAATGGGCTTAGGTGGATATTTGACATGGACCGCCGCGTTTCATGAGATTCATTCAATTACAGGAAAAAAAATACTTCCTGTAGAGATGCATGGTCAACATGCAAAATTGATATCCAGTCCTATATTTTACAATAATCCTTCAATCGTTAACGTTATCGAAGAATCTCATGAAGGTGATTACATAATCATTCCGTTAAATAGAAAAGAAACAAACTATTGTAAAATTGATACACCTAAATTTGCAAAGCATAGATACGATAAACATATCATATGTCAAATTTTAGAATTTTATGGAATCCAAAAAAGCATAAAAGATCTACAATGTAGAATTTATTTGACAGAAGAAGAAAAAAAAGAAGTAAATTCTTTAATTAAAGATCAAATAGGCGATAGAAAATTTATTGCTATAGAGCCTCATTCAAATAATGAATATACGTGTAATAGAGAGTATCCATTTGAAAAATGGCAAAAAATTGTTGATGAGTTATGTAATTACACAACAGTAGTTCAAGTAGGTCAATCAAAAAATATTTTAAAAAATGTCATTGACATTACTTCAAAAACAACATTTAGAACTTGCGCAGGAATAATAGAATCTTCTCAACTATTTCTTTCTACAGAAGGTGGATTAACTCATGCTTCTCAAGCCATGAAAACGAAATCCATAGTTTTAATTACAGGTTATCAACATCCTGACATGGTTGCTTATCCATCAAATTTTAATTTTTGGATTCATGAAAATCATGGTCCATGTGGAAATAAAATTAGATGTCAAGATTGTTGGAATGCAGTTAACAATCATGATGAAAAAGAAATTGTTGATTGCGCAAAGAAATTTTTATTATGATTACTGTTTTTACAAATGGATGTTTTGATATCATTCATTTAGGACATATTAAACTTCTTGAAGAATGTAAAAAAATATCTAAAAATGGACGAGTAGTAGTGGGTTTGAATAGTGATAAAAGCGTAAAAAGGCTAAAAGGGAAAACAAGACCAATAAATGATCAACAATCTAGAAAGGTTGTTTTAGAATCTATCAAGTTTGTAGACGAAGTCATCATTTTTGAAGAAGATACACCTGAAGTTTTATTATCTCATTTAAAACCAGATATCTTGGTCAAAGGAGGAGATTATACGCTTGAAAAAATAGTAGGAAAACAATATGCAAAACGGGTTGTAATATTTGAGTACGTCGATGGATACTCTACAACAAACATCATTAAAAAGTCAGTTTCGAATTTTGGTGATAGGTGATAGTTGTCAAGACGTTTATCATTATGGAATTTGCGAAAGACTCAGCCCAGAAGCACCTATCCCAATTCTAAAATTAACAAAAACCGAAACTAAACCGGGGATGTGTTTAAACGTTGCAAAAAATCTTGAAGGGTTGGGGTCGGTTGTTGACACAATTACGCAACAAGAAAAAATAATAAAACATCGATACGTAGAAGAAAAAAGATTTGTTCATCTTTTAAGAGTAGATGAAGAATCATCAGATGTAAAGCAAATTAATATCGACGAAGTAAAATCAGCATTACAAAAAAGTACGTACGATGCGTTAGTTATATCTGACTACAATAAAGGATTTTTAAATCCTAAATCCTGTAAAGAGATCGTACAAATTGTTAATTGTTCAATTCCAATTTTTGTTGATAGTAAAAAACAAGATTTATCTTGCTTTTCTAACTGTATTATAAAAATTAACAAATATGAAAAACAAAAAGTTCAATCTCTTCCAGAAAAATTTGAATTAATAGTGACGTTAGGAGAAAATGGCGCAGAATGGAAAGATAAACATTATCCTACGGCAAAGTCAAAACTTTATGATGTTTGTGGGGCCGGTGATACCTTCTTAGCTTCACTTACGCATAAATACCTTCAAACGAAGGAGCTGGACCAATCAATTATATTTGCAAATAAATGTGCTAGTATTTCAGTAACTCATTTTGGAAATTTTATTTTAAGGCAACAAGATGTTGATTGAAGCATTTATATTTGATTTTGATGGAGTGTTATGTGATTCATCACTAGCTCATAAAACTTCATTAATAAATGCATTAAAATCGTGCGGTTATTCATGGAATAACGATTTTGAAGTTACATATGAAAAAGTAAAAAATAAAAAAACGATAGTTAAACTAAACGAATTTTGCAATTTGCAGTTGATACACAACTCTGATATTTTTAAAATTGAGAATTTAAAACAATCTTTAACAATAAAAGAAATATCTACTTTAAAGATTCAACAAAACGTTCCTAAACTTTTGAGATTAATCAAATTAAAAAATAAAAAAATTAGCATTGCTTCAGATGCTGCAAGTGCAACAATCATTGAATTTTTAGAAAGTAACAATTGTTTAAGTTTATTTGATTTAATCGTAACATCAGAAATGGTAAATAAAAAAATGAAACCATTTCCTGACGTTTATCAGGAAGTAATAAAACGAATGAATGTTAATCCTAACAATTCAATTGTTTTTGAGGATACAGTTGATGGAATAAACGCAGCTATGGCTGCAGGAATATCAAATATTCGACATTGTACATACAATAATCTTCACAATATTTTAAACATAGTTTATAAGAGTTTATTATGAAAGTAGCTGGCATTTGGCCTGGGCATGATTGTTCTTTTTGCATTTTAAAAGACGGTGAACCGACGATTCACGCAGAATACGAACGGTACAATCGAGAAAAATCTCCTCCCGGTGATGCAGTCAAGTTTATGCTAGAAAGAGCATGCCTAGACTTCAATGAAGTTATGCATTTTGCTTCTGTTCATCCGATGAAAAAGACGAAACAGTATGAGGAATCTTACAGGACGGCAGAAGAAGTAGCGAAGAAAAATGGCGGAAAATTTCACTTCTTTTCTCATCACAGGGCTCATGCAGCAAATGCATTCTACTCAAGCAACCTAGATGAAGCAATCGTATTGACCATCGATGGTGGAGGATCTGAGGATGAAAATGGTGGAGAGACTGCATGCACGATTTGGTATGCAAAAGATCGCTCAATGAAGCAGTTGAAGTCATTTAAACCTTATGAAGTCAACATCGGTGGAGTTTGGACAAGAATAACTAGATACGTCTTCAAACTTCAAAACGGATGGCCTCTCGGTGGAGAAGAAGGAACCGTCATGGCCATGGCGGCATTTGGTGATGCTCAGAAGTATCATAAAGATTTTTTAAAAATGTTGACGGTTGATATCATACCGTCTAGTGTAAAGCCTCACAATCAACCTCCTGGTGCAACTAGCGATGCAGATCCACCTCATCCGTATCTTGAACCTTGGGCTGCGATTGCAAGAAAGTCTGAGCAAGATAAATTTGACCTTGCTGCAGGACTTCAACTTGCCACTGAAGATCTTCTAAAGCAAATCATCAGGTATGCTATCGATTCAAGCCCGGTAAAATCAAAAAACCTGTGCATTTCAGGTGGGGTTGCTCTCAACTCAGTAGCAATGGGAAAGATTAGATCATGGTTTCCAGGCGAGATTGAAAACATCTACATTCCGCCTGTTCCGTATGATGGAGGACTTCCTATCGGTGCTGCACAGATCGTTTGGCACGAGGTATTAGACAATCCAAGGATTACATGGAAGCACAACTTCACTCCATATCTCGGTGAGGTATGGTCACAAGATCACTTTGAGAAAGTCGTGAAAAACTTTCCTGTACAAGTTGAAGATTGCTCTTTAGATGAAATGATCAGTCATCTAAATGAAGGAAAAATTGTTGCAGTATTTAACGGTCAAAGCGAATCTGGAAGACGCGCATTGGGAAACAGAAGCATCCTTACCGACCCTCGTCGCCATGATATGAAAGATATCATCAATGAGAAGGTGAAACATAGAAAGTGGTTCCGTCCGTTCGCGCCTTCTATCCTTGAGGAAGATGCGCATGAATGGTTCATTGATTATCAAGAGAGTCCATACATGCAATTTGTTCTGAAGTTTAAGGAAGAGAAAAAACATCTCGTTCCTGCAGTCGTTCACGAAGATGGCACAGCTCGGCTTCAAACCGTCAGAAAAGAAGACAACGAGTGGTATCATAACTTCTTGACAAAGTGGAAAGAGAAGTCAGGAGTACCGATCATCCTCAATACAAGTTTCAATGATAGAGAACCCATCTGTGAAGACGTCTCTCATTCCATTAAATGTTTCCTCGGAACAAAGATAGACTATTTGTACTTCCCAGAGTACTCTAAAATCTTGAGCAGAAAACAATAATGTCTAAGATTCTCATAAACAGAAAGATTGTTACCGGTCCATGGGGCGGTGGCAACAATTTTGTCAAATCGTTCCATGATTCGTTGCTTCAACATGGACACCACATTGTCTATGACTTGACACATAATGACATAGATTTGATCGTCATGATTGATCCGCGATATGATGATCTTGGAATTTCAATCAATGAAATCTTTGCATACAAGCAAAGGAATCCAGGGGTAAAAATCCTGCACAGGATCAATGAGTGTGATGCAAGAAAGAACACAAATGAAATTGACGGTCTGTTGTTGGCATCAAATCAAATTGTAGATGAAACAGTCTTTATCAGTGGATGGCTGAGGGACTATTTCATTTCAAAAGGGCTCAACAAGAACAGCAGTGTGATCTACAACGGTTGCGATTCATCACACTTTTATCCTGAAAAAAATCTTCAAAATAAAACCATCCAATATCCAATCAAAATTGTCACGCATCATTGGAGTGACAACTGGATGAAGGGATTTGATGCTTACAAACATCTCGACATGTTGTGCAGTCAAAATCCAGAGAGGTATCAATTCACATACATCGGTAGATATGCAAAAGAATATTCTCCTGCTGCGACCAAGATCATCAAACCTCTTCACGGTAAAGATTTGGGCGATGAACTAAGAAAACATGACGTATATGTGACTGCTTCTAGGTGGGAGCCTTGCGGTATGCATCACATTGAAGGAGCATCATCTGGACTACCAGTCGTCTATCACAAAGAAGGTGGTGGAATCGTAGAGGGCTGTAAATCTCATGGAGTTTCTTTCTCTTCTAGCGATGAACTATTGAAGTCTATTGATGAAGTCGTCTCTAGATATGATGATCTTGTGTCAAAAATTGATTATGATTTTTTGTCTTCAACAAGAGCTATAAGATCTTATCTAGACGTCGTTGAATCAATGCTGCAGGTAAAGAAATGAAAAAGACGGTCGTCGGATATTTGACGTACGTGACTCCGAAGAACGCTCCCAGCAGACTAGGAGACTTTCATGATAGTTTAACATCATTGAAATTTTTAAAGTCAGATGACGTTGAACTAATATCGGTAGACAACTCATCGATTGATGAAGTAAAAGAATCTCTAAGATCTTCAAATCTGTTTTCAAAACATTTTCATTATAAAAAGAACCATTTTGACGTTGCATTGTTCTACACCACAATGTGGTATGCAAGAGACATTGGTGCAGAATACATGTGCATCTTATACGATGACTTTATCGTGTATGACCCTGCACTAAAGGATGTAACTGAATTCTTAGAGAAAAATCAAGATACATCTTGCGTTAGAATACCTGCATATGACTTTAATGACAAAAGAAAATACGACGCGGATGTGACTTCTAAATCGACAAATCCCGATGCAATCAGGCATTATAACTCCGTGACAAAAAAGAGCCTAGTGTGGGAAGGTCCTTTTTCTGTAGGAAATCACTATTTCTATAAAAACAATTGGCATTACACTTCAAGACCGTGTGTGTGGAGAACAAGCTTTTTTGAAACAGTTCTTGAAACGCAAGGACAAAGCAGTAAGGTATTACAAGGATTTGAAGCATGGGCTACAACTCAATTTGAAAGTTTCTCAATAAAGACAGGAGTTCTTGATAAGGGTATGATAAAGACAACTCCCGTGTCTCGTTCAGCAAGAGGACTAGAGATACCTCCTGAAAAAGAATGCAACATACTGATATCCGTAGATGAACTATACGATGAGTATAAAAAAATAAAAGGAGCTTAACATGGCTGTGTACGATTGCTTTTTGTTTTTCAATGAACTAGACTTACTTGAGATACGCTTAAACGAGTTAAACGATGTCGTTGACAAGTTTGTGTTGGTAGAGTCTTCGTTGACGCATTCGAGTAAGAAAAAGCCGTACTACTTTGAAGAATCAAAAGACAAGTTTAGTAACTTTTTGTACAAGATCATCCACATTAAAGTTGATGATACACCTGACATTCCTCCTCGACCAGGTAGAATGGGAACATTTCACAACAGGCATGATATAGAGTGGTTTCAACGTGACTGTGCAGGAAGAGGGCTAGTTTCTTGTTCTGATGACGATGTCATACTCTTGTCTGACGTTGATGAGATACCTCGACCAGAGTCAGTCATAAAAGCTTCAGAGATACTTTCAAAAGATGAAAATGCAATCGTATCCTTTAAACAAGGTCTGTATTACTACTATCTTAATGGATTGTGCATGAAAGGAAGCATCGCGGAACCCTGGTGGGGAACAACTGCCTGTCTTCATAAGAGGTATCCCGGTGCACAAAACATGAGAAATACTAAGGCTAGCAACAAAAACATTATCGACAATGCCGGGTGGCACTTCTCATACATCGGTGGAGCTGACTCAATTGCCTTAAAGATAGAAAGCTTTTCTCATGCAGAGTTTGACAATGAAGCTGTGAAAGATAGAAGCAGAATTAAGAAGGTGATAGAGTCAGGAATCGATTTGTTTGAAAGGCACGACAAACCAAAACAAGTGTATGTTACATTCGATGAGTCTTTTCCGAAGTATGCACTGAATAATAGAGAAAAATTTTCTCATCTTATCAAGGAGACAAAATGAGAATTGTAAGCTTAGTTTTTTCTTATGATTTTGATAGAATGAAGTCTAGTGGTAGAGTGTGGAGTCATACTGGATATCGTAGCAAGGATTACATACAAACTTACTCAGCCGCATCTATTTCAACTTTCTTACATCATAATCCAGAAAAAGAATACATCGTCAATACTGATGATGTGAATGGTCTAATGTCATACATTGAAAAGTATGATGTCTCAACCAAGAATTTACATTTAGTCGATTGGTCCGATAAACTAAGAGAATGGAAAGAGCATGAGTATTGTTTTTATCCAGCTATGATGCATTCATTAGAGCATGCGATTGAATGTAAGAAAAACGATGAAGGTTTCTTAAAGCTAGATAATGATCTAACTTGCAAGAAGAACATTGACGATTTGACGCAAGATCACAGAGGAGCGATCTTGTGGAAAAAAGAAAGAAACGTTTCAGAGGGAAGATATTACTGGAGCGAAAGATACGTCTGCGAACAAACGGTAGGAACAGACAATTTTTTCGGTTACAACATAGGGGTGTTGGGATTTTCAAAAGAGTACATTGATTGTGTCCAAGAATCTTTTGATGTCGGACTACAAATGTCAAGAGTAGATGTGTCAAACGTCATACACTTCCCAGAAGACCCCAGCTACAAATCAAAGATTTTTGCCTGTTGCGAACAGACAGGATATAGTTGGGTATTGCATAAACATGATGTCCCGGTCGTGACTTCTGAAGAATATTTTGATCATCATTGTTATGCAAAAACGAAACAAGGCTGTATCGATGCAGCTGAGTTCTTAAAGAAAGCAAAGTAAAATCATGCAAGATTTAAGAGATGTTTGCATAATAACGTACACAAACTCAAAGTGCCATGATGTTTTGAAAATTCACTTAAGGCAAATAGAAAAATGTGCTTCACAAATCAAGAGCTATGTCTTGACGAACGAAGTCCCCAGTTTTTCCGTTGAAAAACATCAAGTGATCATCTATGACGATGCAGATCCTTATTATAAGCAGTGGATGGATTGTCTAAAAAATGTTGAAGAAAATTACATCATTTACCAACAAGAAGATTTTTTTCTAGACAATCCAGTCAACTATACAGAATTACTAAGATGTAAAGAGTTTCTTCATTCGTCTGATTACAGCTTCGTTAGGCTTTTGAAAGTCATGTTAGAAGGAGCTATTCATCGTCCTGAACTAAAAATGAAAGAGTTTGAAGACATTAAGTTATCTCATAACATCTATGATGCTCACGTTCAAGATCCTGACTCTTTTGCATTCATGATGCAATCAACTTTGTGGAAAAAAGAAGACTTCATCAAGTTGTATGATCATGTTAAGTCTGATCTCTGGTTGGAATCTTCTGAGTGGGATGCTGGAATGAGGAAACTCGGAATCAAAGGATCCTATTACTATGCTGGCTCGCAAAAGACCGGTAAATACCACTGGGAGCCAGAGATCTGGCCGTATGTCTGTACCGCTGTAGGAAAAGGAAAATGGAATCTATCTCATCATGGAGATAGATTAACCAAACTACTTCATGAGTATAGAATTGACATTGGTATTCGTGGAACTAGGTAAAATCATATGACTTTAGTTTGCTCTTGGTGGCCATCGCACGACGCGTCCTATTGCATCATGAAGAATGGTGAAGTTCTCATCCATGCAGAAATAGAACGTTACAACAGAATGAAAGAAACGATGTCCAACACACTTGAGTATGTTTTTGAAGACCATAAAGACATTGTAGAATCTATAGACTATTGGGTCACTGTCAGTCAGCCTCCTCTGTCAAAACACAGATTTGGATCTTACGGAAATCCTCCCACCGACAGGCACTGTCCCGGAGGCGTTTCTGATGATGCTTTTAGAAATTGTATCAATAAAGTTGAGTCGCTGTGCGCCGCGAGAGGAAGAAAGGTCATATTTGTTTCTCATCACACGAGTCACGCAGCTAATGCTTTCTTCTCAAGCACACTCGATGATGCAATAATCTTTACGATTGACGGCGGAGGTCATGAGCCGACGCCGAATGATGCAAATCGTTGTGGGTCATTTTTTGTCTATGAAGGAAAAGGAACGAAGATAAATCCAATTGAAATGAAACCAGGCCAGCATAACCTCAACATAGGAATGTGTTGGGATTTATGCGTTAGTAACATCTTTGGTCTCAGCACTGGATATCCACGAGGTTCTCAGGCAGGAACAGTGATGGCCATGGCATCATTTGCAAACAGCAATAAAGCAAACCACTACGCATCGATGTTGATGCCTTTATTGATAGATTTTGAAAAAAACAAAGAATCATCTAGAGAAAACATCAGAAAGCTAAAACAAATTTCAGATTTGTCAGAACAAGATTCTTTCGACGTTGCAGGCGGTTTGCAGTTAGCAACAGAGAAAGTCTTGTTTGAAGTGATGGAACACTATCTTAAATCATCCAAGTCTAGAAATCTATGTTTATCAGGAGGCGTCGCTCTAAACACTGTTGCAGTCGGAAAAATGTACGACAAGTTTTCAAAATATATCGATAACATTTATGTTACTCCGACACCATACGATGGAGGATTAACATTAGGAGCTTGTCAATACGTTTGGCATCACATGCTTGACAATCCTCGTAACAGCAAGATTCTGTCTCCATATTTGGGACAAGTCTTTTCTAAAGAAGCAGTTCTATCAGATGTTCAGAAAAAATCAGATTTGATATCTTCTAGACAAAGCAGCGATGATGAAGTGATGCATCTTTTAGGTGATGAAAAGATCATAGCTGTATTTGGCGGAGGGTCAGAGTCAGGCCGTAGGGCTTTAGGATGCAGAAGCATTTTGGCAGATCCGAGGAGCCACAACATAAAGAATATCATTAATGAAAAAGTCAAGCATCGAGCATGGTTCCGCCCCTTTGCTCCATCTATTTTAAGAGAGCACACCTCTGAATGGTTCGAAAAAGACGTTGAAAGTCCTTATATGGACAAGATCATTCAATTCAAAAAAGGATCGGAGTCAAGAGTTCCTGGCGTCGTTCATGTTGATGGTTCTGGTAGATTGCAAACAGTTACTGAAGATTTGAACAAATGGTATTACAATTTCATCAAAAAATGGAATGAATATTCAGGCGTTCCGATGGTGCTGAACACAAGCTTTAATGATAGAGAACCAATATGCGAAACCCCTGAACATGCAATCAACTGTTTCTTGAAAACAAACATTGATTATTTGTATTTTTACGATTATAGAGTTATTGTTGAAAAAAGGAAGACATGAAAACAGCGTTAGTCTGCGGAGCAGGAGGTTTCATAGGATCTCATCTAGTAAAGCGCCTTAAATCTGAAGGATATTGGGTTCGAGGCGTAGACTTAAAGCTTCCTGAATTCAGCGAAACGTGTGCAGACGATTTTGTCGTTGCAGATCTAAGGGATCCTAGAATCGTTGATCAAGTCATACAACTTGAGTCAGGACTTGATGAAGTGTATCAACTTGCTGCAGACATGGGTGGCGCAGGGTACATTTTTACAGGCGATCATGATGCTGACGTGATGCATAACTCTGCGACTATAAATCTAAACGTTGCTCACACTGCTTCAAAATTAAAAATTACTCCAAAGATCTTTTATTCATCTTCTGCATGCATCTATCCAGCATATAACCAAGAAGATCCTGAAAATCCGTTATGCAGCGAAAGCTCAGCATATCCAGCAGCTCCAGACAGCGAATACGGATGGGAAAAGCTTTTTAGCGAAAGACTTTATTTTTCATTTGCAAGAAACTATGGACTAAAAGTTAGAGTCGCAAGGTTTCACAACATATTCGGTCCTGAAGGAACGTGGCAGGGAGGAAAAGAAAAAGCCCCCGCTGCATTGTGCAGAAAAGTCGCAGAAGCCAAAGAGGGTGGCACAATCCAAGTGTGGGGTCCTGGAGTTCAAACTAGGTCATTTTTGTACGTCGATGAATGTGTCGATGGCGTCAGAAGATTGATGGACTCAACGTTTGAAGGGCCTGTAAACATTGGTTCCGAGGAAATGATTTCAATTAATGAATTTGCAAAAATGATCATTGAAGTTTCCTCAAAGGATTTAAAGATAAAAAACGTCGAAGGACCTGCAGGCGTTATGGGAAGAAATTCAGACAACAGATTGATCGAAGAAAAGCTAGGATGGAAACCTTCATTGTCTCTTCGGCAAGGCATAGAAAAAACGTATGCTTGGATTGAAGAGCAAGTAAAGAAAGCAAAATAACAACATGGAAACTATACCCCTCTTTAAAGTGTACATGTCAGATACTGCGCCGACTGCGGCCGCAGAAACTCTAAAATCTGGGTACATTGGGCAAGGTCCAAAGGTCGAAGAGTTTGAATCTTTATTGAAAAGTAGGTTACAAAAAGACTATGTCTTGACAATGAATGCCGCGACGTCAGCAGAACACATGGCGTTGCATTTACTAAAATCACCAGACAACGATTCTAAATGGTCGGGTCTACAAGATGGTGATGAAGTCTTGACGACAGCATTGACTTGTACTGCAACAAATTGGCCGATACCTGCAAACAACCTAAAGATAAAGTGGGTTGATGTTAATCCAACGACGTTAAATCTAGACCTAGACGATCTTCGTCGCAAAATCACTTCTAAGACAAAGGTGATCATGGTCGTCCACTGGGGCGGGTATCCTAACGATTTAGATGAGTTGAAGAAGATCCAGCGTGAGACAAAAGACATGTACGGTTTTGAACCTATGATCATAGAAGATTGTGCTCATGCTTTTGGTTCAACATACAAGAAAAACCCAATTGGATCACACGGAAACATTTGCACATTTAGCTTCCAAGCGATCAAGCATTTGACGACAGTCGATGGTGGATTACTGGTTTGTCCAAATCAAAAGTTGTATGACAGAGGAAAGCTGATTCGTTGGTACGGAATTGATAGAAACTCTAACAGAAAAGACTTTAGATGCGAAGCTGACATCAAGGAATGGGGATTCAAGTTCCATATGAATGATGTCTGCGCTGCGATTGGAATTGAAAACTTAAAAAAAGTTGATGACATCATAAGCAAACACAAAGAAAACGCAGCATTCTATGATCAGCAATTGTCCGGAACGAATGGCGTGACGTTGTTGGCAAGAGAACCAGGGTTCGAATCTTCTTTCTGGATCTACAGTATGTTGGTCGACAGAAAGTCAGATTTCATGAAGTACATGGCTGAAAAGAACGTCATGGTTTCTCAAGTTCATGCAAGGAACGATACTCACACCTGCGTTTCAGAATTTAGAACATCATTGCCAACCCTCGACAAAGTAGAACAACGATTGATATCAATACCTGTCGGGTGGTGGGTTACGAAGGAACAACGAGAATATATCGTCGATTGCATAAAGAAAGGATGGTGATATGAGCGTCACCATCAGAGAGTTGACTGCAGACGATTTGTCGTTTCTTGTAGAAGTAAGAAATGAATGTAAGAACTTTTTGCACAATGCTACTGAGTTTTCGCTAGAAGAATGTAAAGAATGGTTTCAAAAAACGTCTCCTAAATTCTATGTCATAGAGAATGAAGGCATCAGAATCGGATACTTTAGAACGTCCGAATGGCAGCAAGATTCGTGTTGGGTCGGTGGAGATTTGCACAAAGACTATCGTGGAAAAGGCTTGATGAAATCAGCTTACTTTAAGTTATTCCAACTTCTAAAAGACATGAACGTTAACACTGTGTTTTTGAGCGTATTAAGCTTTAATGAAGTTGCATTTAATCTTTACAAGAAAATAGGGTTTCAAACGATATCAATAACTGACGTTCACCAAGGCGGTACCAACAAGGCCACAAATAGCATACAGATGGTGAAAGAATTATGAAACTAGTCTGCAACGCAGCAGGAGGAGTCGGTAATAGAATAAAGACTCTGCTAACTTGTCTAACAATAGCAAAACCGGAAGATGTTTTATTGATGTGGCCTGCAACTACATCATATCAGGCAGATGGCGGTGCATGGTGCGAGTTTTCAGATTTGTGGGAAAACAAGTTTGAGATAATCGATAAAGTTCCTGCGGAAGAACATCGATACTACGGAAGAGACGCAAGACTAAAACATTATAATAACGGAAACTTCATAAGCCTTGAAGAGGCTTATTTGAAACCTAGCATCAAAACATCAATCTACTTTCTAGAGATGAAAGGATTGGTGGATAGCCTAGTTCCAGTAGAGTACGTTAGGAACAAAATAGCAGAATATAGGTCACAGATACCTGCTAATGCATGCACATTAAGTCTAAGAACCTACATGTCATTTCCTCTTGAGTATCATCAAAGAGGAAAGAGATTCAAGATTGAAAAAGTCTTTGACGTTATAGAGAACAAGATAAAGAGCGAAAAAATATTCTTGACGGCTGATCATGAAGGTACAGTAAAAGAGTTGAAAGACAAATATGGAGACAGGATCTTTGTGACTCCAAAGAGAACAGAGTTTGGAGATTACACATGTAAAGAAGGCCTTCAAGACGCTCTTATCGATCTGTATTTAGGAGGAATGATGAAACAGCTATACATCACTTCCAAATGCACATTTAGTGAAATGCAATGGTGGTTTGGTGGTACCTCCGCTGAAACAGTAGAAATAAGTGTACATCATCCATCTTTGAGAGAAATATCTAGCGAAAAGCCACCACATGACGTCCAGCCAAAAAAAGCTTTACCTCTTCCAGGGGTCACATTTAGCTCATCTGGAATCACAGACGGTAACATAAACAAGGTGTGAAATGAGAGTCGGTCTTGTCATCACAAATCACAGTTCAAATAAAATCAGGCCTTATGGCAGAGATTTATTGTTGAATGCTTATCTTAGTTTTAAAGAGCATTGTAGATTCGACAACATCATCATCATCGTAGACAATCAATCCGACGAACGTCTGACGAACAACGATTTGCCTCTTAAACACCCAACGACTAGCTACCATTATGTTGAAGATCAATGGAAGAAAGGCCTGACAGGCGCTTGGAATTTAGGAATAAAACAGGCTTATGATTTAGGTTGCGACATTATTCTGAATTCTAATGATGATCTTGTGTTCAATCAATCGATCAACGGTTTCATAGAAAAAATTTGTAGCAATGATGACACAAACAACGTGATATATGGACCGCTGACCAATGGAGTCAATGGACCATTTGAAAAAATTCAAGGTTGTACTAGGGTAGATCCTACAAGATCAAGAGAAATTATTGGTGACGGATGGGAAGGTTTCATCAGCGGATTCTTCTTTGGCTTTACAAAGGAGTTTTACGAAAAGTTTAGATATCCTGATGGAGATCTGTTCGCTGAGTTTGACAAGTTCGATAAGGCATACATTCACAAATATGCTGGTGATTGCGGAAAGTGGGGCGGTCAAGAAATGGAGATTTTACGCTTCAAGGAAAACGGTGGTAAAGTCTATGTCGTCGGTGAATGCTGGATCGATCACATTAAGAAACGAGACTGGAACAAGGCTCGTCAACTTGCTGGTGAGTACGGTTGGCATTTAAAAGAAAACTTCTGATGAAAAATATGAGTCAAACAGTGTTGATAACCGGTGCTGCAGGATTGATCGGATCAGAAGTATCCCGATATTTTCTAGGATTAGGATGCACTGTCGTCGGTATTGACAACAACATGAGAAAAGAATTTTTTGGCCCAGGGGGTGATACATCTTCTGTTGCCATTGAGTTATCAAAAAATGTTGATTACGTCCACAAAGATTGTGATGTTAGAGACTTTGATAGAGTATCTGAGATATTTGAAGAGCACAAACCTGCATACATCATTCATGCCGCAGCCCAGCCGTCACACGATCTCGCAGCCAAGATTCCTCATAAAGATTTCCACACTAATGCGACAGGAACGTTGAACGTTCTTGAAGCAGCGAGAAAATCTTGCCCTACGTCTCCGTTCGTTCATGTAAGTACAAATAAAGTTTACGGCGACACTCCAAATCGCTTAGCTCTTGTAGAAAAAGAGTCAAGATACGACTACGCTTCTTCTGAATATGAAGACGGCATAGACGAATCCATGTCTATTGATCAGACGACGCATTCACTGTTTGGTGTGTCTAAGACTGCAGGGGATCTTCTTGCACAAGAATATGCAAGATATTTTGACATGCCAATCGGCATATTCCGCGGTGGATGTTTGACAGGTCCTCAGCATGCAGGAGTTGAACTCCACGGTTTTTTAAACTACATCATAAAGTGCGCAGTTCAAGGCAAACACTATACGATCAACGGATATAAAGGAAAACAAGTAAGAGATCAAATTCACTCTTATGATGTGTGCACTGCATTTCATGAGTTCCTAAAGGCTCCTAGACCAGGTGAAGTGTACAACATCGGAGGGTGTCGTCAGAACAGTGCATCAATACTTGAGGTGATCCAAGAGTTGAATGAAATGGGTTTCGTTTTAAACCACTCTTTGTCAGATGTTGCAAGGATCGGTGATCACATTTGCTACATTTCAAACATGAATAAATTCAAGTCTCATTATCCAGATTGGAAAATGACGAAAGACTTAAAAACAATTCTAAATGAAATTGTAGAATCATCAAGATGAAAAAAGTAACTTTTGGAATCGTGAATTGCAACAGGCTCTTTTATCTCAAGAGTTGTTTCGAATCTCTCGTTGACACAACTCGAGATTATGACAATAAGGAGTTGTTCGTTATTGACAATGCTTCTGTCGAACCTGGTACGACCGAATATCTTAACGAATTAGAAATCCGTGGTGTCAATGTCATAAGAAAATCAGAAAGAAATCCATCCAATGAGTTTGCAATTGGATTAAACACTATTATTTCTAAAGCAACTGGTGATTATGTATGCATGTTACAAGGTGACATGCAGTTTGTTCTTGACGGGTGGTTGAATGACGTCATACAGTTCTATGATAAGAACGTAGACATTGTTGGAAGCTTCATGTTAGACGCACAACGAGCAATGACCCACGATTCTCATAGAATCTTTAGATTTCCAGACGATCGTGTACCTACTTTCTCAAGAAATACATTCTTTGCTGATGCAACTAGAGACCCAGTGTCACCTGCAGCAGACACATTGTACAGTAGGCAAGTCATAGAACAAATCGCTCCATGGTATGAAAGGAATCTTAACCATGAAGGTGGAATGGACTCCGAAAACGAAATGAGATCCAAGGTCAATCAGATGATATCCAGCGGAAAGATACCGAAATATATCACGGCATTGAGTTCAGTTCCACAGTCAATTGCAATTTACACAGATCCAAGAGGGACCCAAGGTCGTGTAAGAGGAAATCGTAGATACGGATCGTATTGGCCGGCAAAAGATGATACTGGATGGAAGTACTACGAGTACATCAATGTTTTTGACTATGATTTGTCAAAACCAAATTCAATCGAGGTCGTCGCAAAACCTATAGGATTTGATAGAATGATCGATTCCAACGGCAATTGGCTAAAGAACCCAATTAGACCAGAGACAGCTACGACAGATGATTGGGTCGAATTGTGAACTGAACATATGAACAGTTTCTGTTAAAATCTAAGACTATGAAAAAGAAATCAATAGCAGTTATTGGGCAAGGATTCGTCGGAGGATCGTTAACGACTGTTTTTTCAGAGCGTGGATTCGACGTCTATGCTTATGACAAGGCAGGAAAGTATGCGAAAGGATCGCTACCTAGCCATGGAGATCCAGTTGCTGGATACCCCGGATCCATCGCAGAATTAATTCATGATAATGAGGAAGGTGGAACACCTGGATTTTCTAAGGTTTATTTTGTATGCCTTCCTACACCAATGTATGATGATGGATCTGCAGACTTATCCATCGTCGATGGCGCATTGACAGAACTTTCATTAGTTCCAGGAGAGAGAATTGCTGTCGTTAAATCAACAGTTCCGCCTGGGTCTGTCGAGATGTGGAACAAGAAGTTTGCTGAGACAGGATTACGTGTCATCTTCAATCCTGAGTTCTTAACGGAGGCAAACGCTGTCGATGACATGCGAAATCAAAATAGAATCATTCTTGGTGGACCTCGACCATGGATCAATAAGGCGAAGCAAGTTTTTGAAGCTGCATTTCCAAACGTGCCAATCATCAAGACATCAAGCACAACTGCTGAAATGGTGAAGTATGTGACCAACATCCACCTTGCCGTGAAGGTTGCACTAGCAAATGAGTTCTATCAAATCTGCCAAGCCTTAGATTCCAAAGGGGCAAACATTGATTATGATAAAGTCATAGAATATGCTACACTCGACAAGCGGTTGGGCAGCTCGCATTGGAAGGTCCCTGGACCAATGCCTGCAGATGACACAGGTGAACCTGCTTTTGGTTTTGGAGGAAGCTGTTTCGTTAAGGATATTAATGCATTAATTAGCATCGCAAAAACTCTTGGAATTGATCCGAAGGTAATGAATGGTGCATGGCACAAGAATATGGAAGTCAGACCACAACGAGATTGGGAAAAACTTGTTGGTCGAGCAATTTCTAAGAAACCTAACAGTTGAACTAAAAATGAAGCGGACGTTATTATTAAGTGATGCAACAAATAACGTCCGCTTTTCAGGTCTTACCGACTGGTAAGCCTCATGTCTCATTTTCAGAAGTTAAACTCTGGAAAGAGTGTTCTTATAGACATAACTTAGTTCATATTAAAAAAGTAGATCTATCCAAGCCATCTCCAGTGTTAGACTTTGGTACTGCTGTTCACGCTTCATGTGAGCATTACATCTTAACTCGTGAGATGAAGCATGAAATTGCTTTTGAGCACATGGATAAAGCTTGGACAAAGCATGAAGGAAATCCAGACTTTAGTCCATCATCATTAGAAAAATCTAAAAAAGAAGTAGAAACAATTTTAGCTGAAGTTCCTAAATTCCTAGATGATACATTCCCAGAATGGGAAGTCGTCGACGCAGAACATCAGTTATATGAAGCAGTCGAAAACCACCCTCATGCTTTCAAGGGTTTTATCGATGGAGTCATCAAGGCAAAAGGAAAGCGTGGAGAGACGATCTACTGGATTCTTGATTGGAAAACAACCGCGAGAGGATGGTTCCGCGAGAAACGTAGCGACGATATGGTGAAGGCCCAGTTAGCTCTCTATAAGAACTATTGGTGTCAAAAGAATCCTCATGTAGATATGAAGAATGTCCGCTGCGGATTCGTCCTTCTTAAGAAGGCAGCAAAGCCAGGAGAGCACTGCGAGTTGTTTTCTGTTTCTCTCGGCGAAGTCCCGATCAAACGATCGTTGAAAGTCGTTAGCAATATGATCACTTCCGTGAAAAGAGGGATCGCGCTAAAAAATAGGGATGCTTGCACTTGGTGCGAATATAAAGGCACCGAGCATTGCACTTGATGTTTTTTTATTACAATTTCTTGAAAGTGAGTAATATAACGTTGTGGCGAATAATAAAAAGACTGTCTTACTTTTATCCGATCATCCTTTAAGTTCTAGCGGAGTCGGCACACAGGCTAGATGGTTGATCAACGGTTTGATCAACACTGGAAAGTGGAAATTTAAATGTTTCGGAGGCGCGATAAAACATGAAGATTATCGCACGATCGTTGTTAACGAAGATTTTATCATCAAACCGACTGATGGGTTTGGAGATAGAAACATGCTTCGACAAGTTCTAGCTTCAGAAAAACCAGACGTTTTGTTGTTATTCACCGATCCAAGATTTTTTATTTGGGTCTGGGAAATGGAAGACGAAATTCATCAAGTATGTCCTATTGCATATAATCATCTTTGGGACAACTATCCATGGCCAGACTTTAACAGAGTATTGTACGAGTCAACTGATTTAGTAAACTGCATCAATTGGCCGACATACCAAATGGTAAAGGAACGTTTTCCTGAAAAGACGAACTACATTCCGCATGCAGTACCTCAAGAAGTTTATCATCCGTTGCCTGAAGAACAGCAAATCAAACATAAGATTGCTCTACTTGGAACTCAACGACAAGATCATTTCACTGCTCTATTTGTTTCAAGGAATGCTAGACGAAAGATGCCTAGCGATATTTTGGTGTCTTGGAAACAGTTCATTGATGAGCTAAAGTCAAAACACGGTCACACAAAAGCAACCCTAATAATGCATACGGAGCCTCTTGATCCTGAAGGCCCAAATCTGCATCATGTTGTTGAGATGCTGAACATCAAGGAACATGTGTTCTTCTCTAAGAACAGAGTAGAATTTCAAGACATGAACAAACTATATAATGCAGTTGATACGGTCGTTAACAGATCTTGTAATGAAGGATTTGGATTATCAACTCTTGAAGCTATGATGTGTGCAAAACCGATCATAGCTATTAAAACAGGCGGCTTGTCTAGGCAAGTTGAAGATCTTGAGACAGGCGAACAGTTTGGAATAGGATTAGATCCAGATGCAAAATCTCTCGTAGGTAACCAGCTAGTTCCGTACATTTATGAAGATTACGTCACACACGAATCATTAGCAAATGCATTCTTACAAATGTATGAATGGGGACCAGAAAAGAGAAAGCAAGTCGGCCTCCGCGCATTAGAACACAGCAAAAAAGACTACAGCATGGAAGGGCTCATCTCAAAGTGGGATGAAATGCTAACTAAACTGTTAAATGATTGGAAAACTTCATATCGTCCTTGGGAAGTAAAGAAAGTATAATAGAGAGAAGACAAAATGAAAACCGTCATCTTCAGAGGACCAACTTTAACTCAATCAGGATATGGAGTTCATAGTCGTCAAGTTGCACAATGGTTGTTGTCAAGACAAGACATCAACGTCAAGTTTGTCTTGACGCCGTGGGGCGATACACCTTGGATCCTAGACAGATCTAGATGCGATGGTCTTATCGGAAAAATAATGGAAAAAACAGTATCACCAGATCACAAAGGTGATGTGTCGATTCAGGTTCAACTTCCTAATGAATGGGATCCTAAACTGTGTCCGATCAATATCGGAGTGAGCGCCGCAGTAGAAACAGACGCAGCAAATCCACAATGGGTTGAAGCATGTAACAAAATGTCATGCGTCGTCTTTCCATCAACACATGCATTAAAAAGCATTACCAATTCAGGAAACTTATTGGTTACTTCTCATGTAATACCCGAGTCTTTCTCAGACACAATCACAAAACCGCAAAATCCGATTGATCTATCATTGGTCGAAACGTCGTTTAATTTCTTGCTGTTTGGGCAAACGACTGGAAATAATCCTTATAACGATCGAAAGAACTTGTTGTTCACAATCAAATGGTTATGTGAGGCTTTTTTAAAAGATGAAGACGTTGGAATTATCATAAAAACCAATGCCGGGAGAAACACCAAGATCGACAGAAACATCGTCTTTAAAAACTTAGAAGCGTTGTCTAAAGAGGTTAGAAAATCAGCAAATCCTAAGTTATACCTTCTTCATGGAGACATGAGCGATGAAGACGTTGCAGCACTGTATAGAGATCCCAAGGTCAAGGCTCTTGTGTCGTTGACAAGAGGGGAAGGTTATGGCTTACCGATTCTAGAAGCAGCTGCATCTGAATTGCCTGTAATTGCAACGAACTGGTCAGGACATCTTGATTTCATGAAGCATACCAGGTTTGTTGGCGTAGACTATTCTCTAGCCCCTGTACATCCCAGCAGAATCGATGACAAGATTTTTATGAGAAACGCCAAATGGGCAGAGGCAAACGAATCTGACTTTAAGAAAAAAGTTGTAAAGTTCAGAAACGGTTCATCGACTCCTAAGGAATGGGCGGTTGAAGGAGCGAAGAAGATCACTGAGATGTATTCGCATGAATCTATCTCAAAGATTTATGAAGAAAAATTATCAGAATATTTGAAATGATAATAACCGTATGTTTTACGCAATTTTAATCTTGACCAACTTCGTGACGCTAATAGGCCTTCTTGCATCAGTTCGAAGGTCTTTAGAATTGGTCGAAAAGATGGATGATGTGAGTAATCAAATAGAAGAGTCTTTGGACATGATCAACGACGCATATGTTAGCGTCTCAAGGCACCTTGAATCCCCAGTTCTATTTGATGACCCTGTCGTCATCGCAATGATCAACGATGTAAAGTATGCTAGAGATGCCATGTTATTGATCGCCAACAAGGCAGTAGAGCCATTTCCAGATGAGGCGGATTCAGATGAGGAAAATGAAACGTGATAGAACAAAAAATAAAGAAAACAAGACGCCGCCGACAGAAGGGGACTGAACCTACGTCTACAACACCAAATCCTAGGTTTTACTTTACTAGCGAAACTCAAGATGCAATTGTAGAATTTCAAAAATCGACTGATAGGCGAGTGAGAGAAAGCCTGTATGTTGTAAAGATAATGCCGGCATTTGAAAAACTAGTAGAAAACCTCATCAACATTCATAAATTTAGTGGGCTGCACGACACGTATGAAGATCTAAAAAATGATTGCGTTAACTTTCTCTTTGAGACGATACACAAGTTCAATCCAGCGATGGGAACGAATGCATTCTCTTATTTTAACGTCGTTGCAAAGAACTGGTTGATCATAAAGACAAAACAAAAAGCGCAACGTGGACGCAGGGATGTAAGCATAGATGACCCAAAAGGCTTAAGCACTAATGAACTGCAGATTGTTGAAGAGAGAGGAACGATACCTTCACAAGACTTTTTTTTGGAAAATTCAGAGAACATTGCAAACATACTGAAGCTCATGTATGAAATTAGAGCAAGAGTCAAAGTAGAAAATGAATTGTTATGCATAAATTCTGTCATAACGATCTTTGAAAACATTAATGATATTGACATTCTCAACAAGAGCGCAATCCTTCTATACATTAGAGAATTATCAGGCCTTAGTCCAAAACAGCTTACGACCTCAATGCAGGCCGTCAAAAAACATTACAATAAACTTAAATTGGAACAAAAGTTTGATATATTCGAATAATTCATATGTTAAACAATGATGAAGGAAACCGTATGTCAAACGAAGCCGAGACGGAGGACATGATCGAGATAGTTGGTGTTTCTGATAGGAGCATCAAAGATAGAATCAAGGATTTCAGCGGACTCTTGAATCAAATAGAGTCCATGAACGACAAGAAGAAGCAGCTATGGAGAGAGATCTATGAAAATGCTATATGCGATCGCCAGAATGCTTACATTATGTTCACTAAGCTTGTTATGATCGTTCAGGACAAGAGCACCGAACATGCAGTCCACGGTCGAACTATCGCTTCATATATCGAAAAGATGAGCAAAGCAAACGATCAGCTCATCAAACTAGCTGAACTTGTTGCAAAGGCAGAAGAAGCATCTGGGTCTATAGATCCTGACGACATGTTTGAAAAGATAAGGAATAACTAAGATGAGTAATACGGGGTTTGATATACGTCACGTAAGCGAAGGCGTACACAGAACGGTAGGCTCCCTTAGGACACAGCTTAGTCAGCATAAAGTTAACTTACCACCCATTCTACAACAATGGGTCGTTTTAGAGACAGTATTCGACCCATTTGCATTTACTGAAAAAAAGCTAAAAGAATTAGAAGACAAATATGGTTTGATTAGAAATAGACTTTTATCTCTTGATGGAAGGATGCTTCCAAGAAATACGATTGTTGCTCATCCTCTAAACAACAGTTTTAATCCAGTACAAAATCCCATGTTTTTGTACCCTTTGCTTCCTTCATCTATAGCATTGCCTTGTCGCCCTGGTGAGCACGTTTGGGTCGTGTTTGAAATATTACAGCCTGAAAATCAATCTAGAGATGTTCTATCAGAACGTGCGTATTGGTTATGTTCTGTGGTTCAAGAAGGGCATGTAGAAGACGTTAATCACAGTCACACACCTCGATCTGATGAGGCAGAGTTTTTAAAATCTAACAGTGATATAAAAAATGGAGGAGTTGCTTCAGGCGGAAGATCTGCTGCTTCGGCAAGTAAAGGATATAAACCTCGCTATCATTTTAAAAATGGCGTATACAACAGCCAAGAAACACCTGACTTAAAATCTGTCTACTTCATAGCAAACGAAAAAGCCCCTACAGGAAATGAGTATGAAGATATCTTGAGAGGTTCTGAGGGATCGAAAGCTTGCGTCTATGAATCAGTCCCTCGTTTTAAAAAGCGTCCAGGCGATGTTGCTCTTGAAGGAAGCAATAACACGTTAATCGTGTTAGGTAGAGATAGAGTTGGACCTGTTGTAGACAACGCTTCAAACGTTAAAAATGCCGGATCAATTGACATAGTCACCGGTCGAGGACAAGTTACGACTACGGGTGGAGTCGTTGTTGTCAACGATTTAGGAAATGAAGAACTCGCAAAAGAAGGATCGAAGCTTGAGCAAAATGAAGGAGACCCAAGCTTTAAAAGAGATAAGAGCAGAATTTATGTTTCTCAAAAGACAAAAGTAGATGAAAACTTTGGGTTAAAAACGAACAACGGCGCATTGAAGAAAGACCCTATCAATGACTCTGCAGAAGGTGACGCGGGTATCATCATTAAGTCTGACAAAGTAAGAATCATCGCAAGGGCAGACCTGCAGATCATCGTTACGAACAACACCGCTGAAGGAGATGATGACACAAAGAAATTTGCATCAATAACAGTAAAGTCTAATGGTGACATAGTGTTTAAACCTTCAGATCAAGGATACATCAGATTAGGCGGCGATGATGCCGACAGAGGGATAGTTTGCACAGCATTTCCAGTTGTAACAAAAAATGGAGGAGTAGAAGGCCCTCACTTGTTGACTTCGATGGGAGGAGTTTTTGGTGGAGCTGCAAACGCTACTCCTGAATGTAATCAACCTCTACCAGCTCCAGGACCCACTGGCGGTACGTTTGCAAACAAGGTGCTCATTAAATGAGGAGATAGACTCATGGGAGTGATGGCGCATGTCGGAATCCTTGGAAGCGATAAAAAGCTGACGGACACTGCAAAAAAGAAATTCATTCAAGAAGTAAAAGACGTCCTTAGATACGGCACCGAAGGACTACCTCCCGACAAAAAACCTTCGTTTCCGTGCGGGGGATCGTTACCTCCTGCAGGTGAAGCGATAACAAAAGCTCTTGAAGACTTAGAAGATGAAAAAAAGTTTGCTGATTTTCATAAAAACATATTAGGAATGTATGAAAACATAGCAAATTCTCTAGATGCAGAAGGAAACTTCAACCTATTACCTGCTATAGCAGATCCGGTTGCTGTAGCGGGAAAACTAGGAGCGAACATAGAACCACCAGATTTTCCAGCAGGATTTACACCTTACTTTACTGGAAACCTGGTGACCAAACTATCAGAAGACTTGGTAAAAGCAGGCAAAGTTGAATTTACATTGCCTCCAAAGCTAGCATCAAAGCTTCCTAATTTGATCGGTGTCCCAAAACCTCCTTCCTTTCAAGTTCCTCCTAAGATGATCATACCTCCTTCTGTTGGCATAGTCTCACCAAAATTAGATGTGTCTCCTTGCATGGCAAAAGTCCCGCCAGTCACGCCTCAAAATGCGTTATTTACCTTATTTACCATCAACGCTTCTGTAGCTACGGGAACTCCAAAACTGGTAGCTCAAGTCATAGGAAAAATACCCAGCATAGTTGCAAAGCTTCCAAACATAAACGATGCAGTTGGTGAGATTTGTGGATTAGTAAGAGATTCAGGACTGTTTGGTCAAATTGAACCGACGTCTGTGACTCAACAAGCGGCATCCATAGTACTGTCTAGAAAAACGTCAGAATGCATAATGTTAAATGCTCTAGCAAATACAATAGGTTCCGCTCCGGGATCTGCAACGACAGGAGTCACAAAAAACACGACAAAACCAGAAGGATACTCGCACGTGCAGGCAGTTCCTGCGGATAAGGCACCTCCTCATCCAAAATTGCCTGAAACAGAAAAAGAAATCTTAGAATACTACCCAGCAAAAAACACAGGTATTGCTCTTCTTGAAGGTCTAAGCGATGAACCAGCAATTAGAAGCGCGCAAATACTATCTTTGGTTGCGCAAGGTAAAGCAGCGATGCCTAGAGCAACAATAGAGACTACAATAGGAAACAGCATAGTTGCAAGAATACAAGTTTCTTCTAGAGTCATGACGATTGAAGGTGTACGAGTTAGCGTCAATCAAAAAGATCTACAACATATTGCAGACTATTACGGCGGTCACATAATGACTCGCAGGTTAACTGAGATTATCAACTCGCAAGCAGACGTTTGGATAGAACCTCAGCCTCAAGAAGAATATCCTAAAGATCTTACCATGGGAAGATTAATTAGAATGTTCGATTATGACAAGGTTGTTAATCATGCTCTAACATTAGGAAAAGGCGAAATATTTGACAATACGGGTGGAGGAAAAAGATTCGTCGGTAGAGCATTTGGAAATGCCACAGAGCCTAAAACTGGAAACTTATACGCAAACGAAGGAAAAGATTGGATACTAGATACTAGCTTGTTTTTGCAAGGAAAAAATCCAAAAACAGGATATAATTGGAAGAACACATCCACAAATCATGGATGGTATAGAAATAAAAACCCATTACCTTCGCTCGGAATAATAGGCGATCCCATCCAGTTTGTGGGTCATCAACACGATATGTTTCATACCGATTACTCACAATTAGCAAGAATCGTCTTTGCAGTTATTGAAATAAGCAAAGATGGAGGAGTAACATTCGAACAGGAATTATACTCTAACATTCTTAAGAACTCTGAACTAAGAGGCCTCGTGACAGATGAAAAGGGATTTATCGGAGACAGACACCCGGGAGTTCCAATCGTGATGAAGAACGTTCTAGACAAGGACGCATACTCTTTCGTGTAAAAAGATCATCATTTTGGTCGCTGTAACGTACTCTTACGATATTTAACGTTGTCATACATGGGTACGTATAACTTCAAGAGTTCAGGCAAAAATGCCCAACAGCTAAACATCGAAGCGTTGACCCGGTCAGCTCTACCAGTCGGGATTCGTACTCCTTTAAGATTGGACGATAAGAATCTTTTCGCAATGCACTTCAACATTGCAGACCAAGTTCATGATAATTTACGAAACTTGTTGCTGACTAATTGGGGTGAGCGAGTAGGATTGTATGACTTTGGTGCAAACCTGCAAGAATTGACGACTGAGTTATCTAACATCGATGCATTCGATGAAGAGGCAATCAACAGGATTAGAAGCGCAGTCAACAAGTGGATGCCGTTTGTCGGATTGAACGATTTCGTTTCTGAGATTGATAATGAAAGAAACACCAGCACAGGAATAGTCAAGATCACGATAACGTACAGCATCGCTCAGCTAGGCATAGAAAATAAAGCGTTACAGATAAAGCTATATGTAATATGATAATGGTGACCAAATGGCAACAGAATTAAAACAGTTTAGGACTAGATCATATCTGGCTAGGGATTTTGATGCCTTTCGGGCACAGTTATTGCAGTACGCTACCTTGTATTATCCGGACAGGATACAAGATTTTTCTGAAACATCTCTTGGAGGAGTATTCTTAGATCTTGCAGCGTATGCCGGCGATGTCATGTCGTTCTATTTGGATCATCAATACTCTGAGCTTGATCCAACAACGGCAGTAGAAACATCTAATATAGAAAAACTTATACGATCATCTGGCGTTCAAATAGTCGGTGCTTCTCCAGCTCTCGCAGATGTCACCATCTACATAGAGGTACCTGCTGTCACAATTAGTAACACGATAGTTCCATCCCCTAGCGCATTGCCTATCGTCAAGTCTAATTCTATTTTTTTGGCAACGAATGGAGTAAAGTTCAACCTGCTGAGTGACGTAGACTTCTCAAAAAAGAAATCAGATGGAACGTACGCTGCAAACATACAGATCGGCATCTTGAACCAAGACGGTTCACCAGCAACGTTCATAATGTCGCTTGTTGGAACTTGCGTTTCAGGAACTGAAACAACAGAGACTTTTACTTTCGGTCAATTCACGCCGTTTAAGACATTTACATTAACGCAGCCCAACGTCACAGACATTCTATCTGTCATTGACGATCAAGGTAACACTTATTACCAAGTAAGCTCTATGACTGATGATGTTGTGTACAGGAACGTGCTGAACCTAGCTAGAGACTCTGAAGAAATATCTGAAGCGTTGAAGGTCGTCCCGGCTCCTTATAGGTTTGTGACCGTCAATGATCTTGCGACTAGATCAACGACTCTTATTTTCGGAGCAGGAAACGATGCTAATATTGAAAATGACGCTGTTCCTGATCCTTCAGACTTTGCAGTGTCGCTTCCTTATTCAAAGACATTTTCAAGAACGTCGATCAACCCATTGCAACTATTGAATACGAGAACTTTAGGAATATATGCCGCAAATTCTCAGGTCACTGTAACGTACCGATACGGTGGCGGATTAAACCACAATGCATCCCCAGAGACAATAAATTCAATAAACCAGTTATCGATAGAGTTTCCTCTAAATCCTACATTCGACGTGATAACATTCGTAAGAAGTAAGCTATCCGTCTCCAATCAAAAGCAAGCGTCTGGTGGAGAAGATGCTCCTTCCGTCGATCAATTGAAGGCCTTGATACCTTCTGCACGAAATGCACAAGAGAGAATAGTGACAAGAGAAGACCTCCTAGCAAGAGTCTATTCCATACCGTCAAACTTTGGTAGGGTGTTTAGGGCTGCGGTCAGATCAAACCCGACGAATCCATTGTCGACTCAATTGTTCATCGTTTCAAGAACTCCTAACTCTACGTTGATCAACTCTGCAGACACGCTGAAAGAAAACCTAAAGAAGTACCTAGCTCCGTATCGTCTAATCAGCGATGCGATAGACATACTAGATGCTTACATCGTGAATCTTTCATTGCTCTTTGAAGTCGTGATTGACCCTTCATTAAACAGACAAATCGTGTTGCAAAATGCATTGAGCGCACTCAATACCCAATTAGATGTAACGAATTTTTCAATCGATCAACCTATCGTTATATCTGACATACAGAACACTATCTACACGACTCAAGGCGTTCTATCTGTGACCAATCTTGAGTTTAGAAACTACTCAGGCATAGTCAACAATCGACAATACAGCGACGTAACTTTTGACGTTAAGAGCAACATCCGAAAAGGCATATTGTACCCACCTCCTGGAGGGATATTTGAGTTTAAATTTCCTGATAGCGACATAATTGGAAGGACATCGATGTAAAATGTACAGAGTTCTAAAGGCAGACAAGGACACATACATCACGAATCGATTCATTAGAATCGCTGGTTCAGGGTCTTTCCGCACAGGTTCCAACGTCGGATCAGCTGGATCGTTGGATCTGTTTAAACTGTACGGTGCATCAACTGATCAAGTCACTGATGAAGCAAATATAGAGCTATCGAGGTTGCTGATTCATTTCAATCTTCAACCCTTGAAGGATCTGATCTCTAAAGGTAAGTTAAACACCAATAAGACCAATTTTAATTGCTCTTTAAAAATGTTTGACGTATACGGAGGACAAACTACCCCTTCTAATTTTGATGTTTCATTGTTTCCTCTATCAAGATCATTTGATGAAGGATCCGGTAGAGACGTAGTCTACTATTCTGACTTTGATTCAGCAAATTTTATGACGTCTTCTTTTGGAAGCGGATCTTGGATACTATCAGGTTGCGGCCGCGGCGGCGGCGCGGAAGAGACGTGCGATTTTATAACTTCTTCTGCCGTTCTAGGAGGAACAAACCTCGAAAAAACCCAACATTTTTCAACTGGTGAAGAAGATCTAACTATAGACGTGACAAAAATTGTGTCTGCAACATTGGCAGGTGTGCTACCAGACAGTGGATTCAGATTATCCCTATCTTCAACACAAGAAAATGATCAATATTCTTACTTCGTCAAAAGATTTGCTTCAAGGTCGGCATACAATGAAGCGAAACACCCACGGCTTGTCGTCAAATATGATGACACGATACAGGATGACTCGCAGATACTGCGTTTTGGTTCAAGATCTAGCATATTTTTGAGAAACTATGAGTTTGGTGAACCTGCAAACATAACAAGCGGTTCATCTGCAACTCAAATAACTGGATCTAACAGCATCATTCTTAGGATGAGAACAGTTCGATCTGACGGATCAGGATCTTATGACTTATACTTCACGGGAAGTCAACATTCTGATGGATTGAACTTCTCAACTGGCGTGTACTCTGCTTCATTCACGGTGCCAGACACAGATTCCGTCCTAAAGGAAGAGTTGATCAAGTCAGGATCAGTCATATTCACACCGATTTGGACATCGTTGGACAACTCTGTAGCATACTTCACTGGAAGCTCTTTGACGGTTCATGCTGCAGAGAGAGCAAATAAGGTCATAGACTTCAAGAACTACGTTGTGACGACTTCTGGGCTGCAGACGTTACACAGGATTGACGAAAGCGTCCTTGTAAGAGTAAATGTATTCGATTATTCATCTCCGAACATCAAGCTTGTGAAACGTCCCATAGAACTATCAGGAATAGTCGTAAGAAAAGCATACTATCAGGTTAGGGATATCGAAACAAATGAGATAGTCATACCGTTTGACGAAACTTACTGTTCAAGTAAGCTAAGTAGCGATTATGACGGAATGTACTTCACCCTCGACACGACAAACCTGACTAAGGAAAGAAGCTATGCCATAGATGTTATGGTCAACGTCGGTGGGACTCAAAAAATATTCAAATCCGTGTCAAATGCATTTAAGATAAGCGACACTCAACCAGTGTGATACTTCATGGCAAACTATAGACCATCACCATACATTCCGTCATTCCTTAAGTCTGTCGGTCAGAGCAATCGATCGATAACGATGACGTATTCAGACGTCGCAGAGACAGACCTGGGTGAGAAAGATTCATTTGCCTATGATCCAATAGGGTCAGGTCTAAAGTCAACTCAACAGTTAAACGTAAACTGGTCAAGGTTTGAAGATCACACATTCTTCATGTCTGCAGAAGCCAAGGTGAATTTGGCATTTGAACAGATAATCAACGGATATCCGTTTGATGGATCAAAAAAAGAAGTCGAAAGCTTTTTTAGCAAGCTTTCAGGATTCGATAAATATGTCTTTGATAACTTTCCAAAATACCACGGACAGTTACACTTTTCAGGAACACAACTGTCTGAGACGTCTCCTACTAAAGGAACTTACATCTCAGTAAAAGACATCCCCGGCGCATTGTTTCCATCGTTAAATCCAGAAGCCTCCGCAAAGTCTTCAATCATCAATCCTCGTGATGGAAAATCTTTAAGCATAGAACTGCAGTTAAAAGTACCTCAGGTTCCTACTGCAGGCACCCAAATTATTCTTCAAAAATTAAATGATGTTGACAATACGGGATTTACGATAAGATTAAACTCGACCGGTTCTGTGTCAAAGGTCCAGACTCAGTTTGATGTCTTTTCAGGTTCTTTTAACATGTCAGTCTTTCATGAGATTGACAAAGGACAGTTCAATCATCTGTGCTTCATATTTGATAGGGATGAGCCGTTTCATCGTCTGAAGATCTACAACAATGAAGTATTGAAGAAGACATCGGATTCAAGCGTATCCATAGGAAACTTAAACATCGACCTGAATGATCTTTTGATAGGAAGCGGATCGACGTACAGCCTAGGAGCTTCCAGCATCGCTCCTCAACAAACGTTGTCAGGAACGATCGACGAACTCAGGATATTTCATTCAGTAAGAAGCCCGCAACAACAGTCATCATACGCAAAAAAGTCCATCTTTGCAGCTGATGATTTAAAGTTATATTACAGGTTTAACGAGCCGCCGCCGCCTCTATCTCCTGTCGTTGATGACATCGTCAACTCAATAGTCTTAGACAGTTCTGGAAATGCTCTTCATTCTTACATAACGAACTTTACGAGTAGTTTGAGAGAAGATGCAAATGCAGACGCTGCAAGCAACTTGATATATGAGCGTGATGATTCATGCCCTATCTTGTTTCCTTCGCACGAAGACGTCGTCACGCTGAACGTCAAGCTGTTGAACAGCGCTTCAAACTTTGATGTTGAAAACCCAAACTTAATAACGAGGCTTGTCCCGCGCCACTATCTCCTTGAAGGTGCAGAAACAGAAGGATTCAACTCTGCAGAACAAAACAATGGGTCTCTATACGGAGCTAGCGGAGGAATACCAGGTCAAGCAAGGCTAAACAACGTCCAGCTGATGCTGTCGATGTTATACATTTGGGCAAAGTTTTTTGATGAGTTAAAGCTATTCTTGGATGCGTTCAGCAACCTAAAGACGGTAGACTATGACCTGAACAAGAGCATACCGAATGACCTGTTGTTCGACGTTGCAAAACAGTATGGGTTGTACCTTCCTCCGCTGTTCAACAACTCAACAATTGAGCAATACGTTTCTGCAGAAAACATAGACCCTCTTGCAAAGAGCAATGAGAGCCTCAGCTTGAAGCAAGTTCAATATGAACTGATGCGCAGAATCATGATCAACCTACCATCAGTGATCAGGTCGAAAGGCACTCAGCACAGCATCAAGTCTTTCATAAGATCCATAGGAATAGATCCAGATTCAAGCATGCGATTTAGAGAATATGGCGGCCCAACGTACAGGCAGCTAGGCAACTCTAGAGAGTATAAGTCAGATGTGACAGGAATCGTCAATTTCATAAGCTCGTCCTTGGTTGTTTCACCATTCCTGTCAGGATCTCGAACTGAGATAGGATATCCGACCCCTGAAGGCTCTTTTGTAAAGAAGCAAACATACAGACCTCATGGAATATCGAACTCTAAAAATGATGGGTTGTTCACATCTGGATCGTGGACGTTCGAGTCAAATTATTCATTCAATCTCGTTGCGACGCCGTTGACTTCAACGACTCAAAGCCTATGCCGTATGTGTGTGACTGGATCTGGAATAGAAAATCCAGGTCTTGTCGCGAATCTCGTCGGATACTATGATGAAACAACCCCGCGCGTCGCTGTGTTCTTGCGCCCAGGAAACAACTTAACAGCCTCATGTCTGAATCTATCTCTTGATCTGCCAAAAGATGCAATCTTTGGTGGGGATGTTTGGAACGTCTCTTTCGGATGCGAGAGAAACGATGCCATAGAATCGACTGTTTCTTCGTCATACTTCTTGAGAGTTGGATCACAAACAGATGGAGAGATCAGGTATCTTGCGACAACGTCATCTTACTTCTATGAACTGACTGGATCTGGTGGTACGACCCTTGATTCTAACGTGTTTAGAAGGCTCGACACAATATCTAACACGAATGCATCAGGAACGTTCCTTGCCATGGGAACTAATCAAACGATTCCGTCAGGAATCGGATCGACATATCGCTTCTTGAATGACAGCTCAAGAGTTTCTGACGGCTCAGCTCGAGCGACACGGTTTGATGGCCGCGCGATGAAAACCAGGTTTTGGTCGAAGGCATTGACATTAAAAGAATGGCAAGAGCACCTCAGAAACTACCAGTCGTTGGGAGTAGAAGACCCACGATCCAACTACAATTACGCGACTTCTCCGTCTGGGTCATTTGAGAAGCTTAGATTAGATTCCCTAGCGAAGCAAGAGACAAGGACAGCAGACGTCGCTGGGAAGATCATTTTCTTGGACTTTAGCGAGAACAGCATGCACTTGACTGGAAGCGGATTCCCAACGGACTATAATTGCATCGTCTCAGAGATAGTCAGATACTCATCATTATCTCCATACTTTGATGAAGCTATATCAGACGACAAGATAAGAGTCAGAGGCTACAAACAAGATGAGCTGATCGATCGGTATCCATGGGCGAACAGAGCACCTGTATACGAGATAGTGAGATCCGAAGCGCCAACAGATGATGTAAGATTTTCGATAGATTTTTCATTGACAGATGCTCTAAACAAGGACATTGTCAACATGTTCTCAACATTCGAGTCCATGGAAAACTACATCGGAAATCCTGAGCTAGTTTATTCACCTGACTATCCAGACCTAGAAAAATTAAGGAATGTTTACTTTAATCGCTTGAAGGACAAGCTGAACTTCAGGGCATTCTTGGATTTTTACAGCTGGTTTGATTCAACGATCAACAGCTTCATAGAGCAGTTGCTTCCGCGTAAGACTGTCTATAAAGGAACAAATTTTCTAATCGAATCTCACATGCTTGAAAGGCACAAACACGAATACTATTCCAGTGAGATTTACCTTGGAGAATCGGACAGAAACCGAATCAAGGATGTATTATTATTGCAACAGATCGCTGGCATACTTAGGAAGTACTAATGAGTAATGAATTAAGCAGAGCGTTGCAGTTGTTGTCATCTAAAAAAGACACGACATTTTTCTATGGTTTCTTACCTAAGATTATCACGAATTATTTTGATGACAACGTGGGCCAAGACACCGACCAAAAAGTCAAAGCCAGCACTGCAGGTAGTTATACGTTAACAGGATCCATGGACACCGCAGGGATCGATGCGTATAGGCAAGGCGTCGAATTAACTAGATTGAAGCACTTTGATGCAGGGTCTTGTGCAAAAATTCATGCAGGAGAACCTGGTCACGTCCTGAAGAAAAACTTCTATGGTGCTGACAGAAACTTTCTAAAAGAAGATTACTACCAAGATCTTGAGTACTTTGATCCTGTCGAGTATGTGAAGGCAGACGAAACAAAGGCAACGTATCCTATCATAACGAATGACAGCGATGAGACTGAAAACTACGACTTTAATGGAGTCATTGAACCTTTCACAATTCGAGCTGTCGCTGCATTCTTTAGCATAGATGTTCCGTTTGAGGCTCATGCGGTGAAGGGTGCTCTCATGGACGGTAATGCAGACATCACATCTGCCAACAGCAAAATCATCACCGTCGATGACAAATTTCCCAATAAGATCATGCCGTGGTTGGACCTAGTTGACATGATGGGGACTGTTAAAAAAATTCCGACTGTTGCTTTTGTAAACGATGATAAAACTTACGTCATTCCGTTTAATGACGCGAAAAGTAAAGTACTATTATCAACTAGCATGCCTGGTAACATGTCAGATGCACTATTAGACACGTCTCCTGCGACGGAAGAGTATGTTCCTGAAGGTAAGTTCTCCTCTCCTTGCGGGTGGACTTATGATGACGTCACGTCGAAAGGCACGGATTCAATCGCTTTTGGAGGCTTAGCTTACTGATGCCATCTTCTAGATCATCGCGACAACCGCCTGATAGAACGTTCGAAAATTACATTTTAACATTGTCAATTGATAATGACTTAGGATTACTAAAAGTTCCACAAGAAAAATTTTCACAAGTACCTGGCCCTCCCGGAGACAGCGGAAACGATGATAACACAAGCGATCCATTAAATATTGGATTTCCTTTTCAATTTGATGGTATC